TGCCTTCACTGTCGGTAAGCTGATTGACACTGGCGACATCCTTAAAGTTTCTGCGGGTGACTTAGACATCACTGCGGCTTAGGTTAGCCGATGGCAACCAACACACCAACGCTTGAACAGTTAACCGGCAGCCTAGACGCGCTGCCGGGCAGCTTGGATAACCTTGATGGTTTGCCTTGGTGTAACCCCACGCTTGAGCAGTTAGATGCCTGGGGTGGGTTGGAAGCCTTAGATGCGTTTGGGTATAACCTAGAGCAACTTAACCAACTATGCGTTGTCGTTACTGATGGCGCTTCCTCAGTGGCAATCACGACTACAGCAGAGATTGCCTTTGCTGAGCTTGTTGACGCAGCAGTAGACGTTTCAATCGCCGCCACCGCCGCGCCAACACGAACTGTGGCTATGCAGGCGTCTGTGACCGGCGCAGCGGGCGTCACCGCGTCAATCAAGCCAATCCGTCAGGTTACAGCTACGGCCACACTGGCGGCCTCTCAGGCCAGCGCAATCAGCCGCAAGCGTCAAGTTGTTGGGACAGCCTCCGTGGCGGTTACTGCGTCAGCCTTGGCTGGCATTGTCTACCGCGTCAATTCTGCGGTTAACGTGTCGGCCTCTACAACTGCGGCATCTAGTGGTATATTCAATTTAGCCGGTCGGCCGAGGCTTATCGCGAGCGCAACGGTCAATGCAAAGGTTCTTGGCGAAGACTGGTTCGACGTGGCCGCCGGGTCAGAGATTTGGACAGATGTCACCGTGGGATCAGAGATTTGGGGCGCGGTGTCAACAAGCAGTGGGGTTTGGGCTAAGTTATGATACAGCTAGGCGAATGGCTGCCTGATCAGGCGGATATAATGAATAGCGGTGTCACCGTGGCAACAAACGTGCTGCCCGCGGCAGTCGGCTATCATTCAATGAACTCATTTGTGCCTTATTCCAATGCGGCGACAAACACAATTAAAGGCATCTTTGCGGCGAAGGATACGGCGTCAAATACCAAGTTATTTGCCGGTGATGCGACTAATCTATATCTGCACTCAACTTCGACAAACAACCTAGACAGCGTATCCAAGGCTGGCGGCTACAGCTTGGTCGACGGAGAGCAGTGGCGTTTTGTGCAGTTTGGCGACTACGTCTTAACTGCCGGCGGCATTGGCGAGACTGTGCAGTCTTTTGACCTTGGCAGCAGCTCGGCCTTCGCTGACCTGCTAAACGCGCCAAAGGCCGACTTCATTGCTGTGGTTCGGGATTTCCTCTGGGTGGCTAACGTGGATGACGGCGCTGGCCGCACGCCTTACCGCTGCCAATGGTCAGGCTTTAACGACATTGAGAGCTGGACGCCCGGTGTGGATCAAGCCGATTTTCAGGACTTGCCCGATAGTGGTGCTATCACAGGGCTGGTTGGCGGCGAATACGCGACCGTGTTGTGCGAAAAGGCTATTTACCGCGCCACATATACCGGCCCGCCACTTATCTGGCAGTTTGACAAGGTTGTGTCTGGGCGTGGGTGCGCCTTTAAAAACTCTGTCTGCAATTCAGGCAACTTGGTTTTCTATTTGGCGTCAGATGGATTTATGGCATTTGATGGACAGCAGGCGTCACCAATTGGTTCCGAGCGCGTGAACGAATTTTTCCTCAAGGACTTCGACAGTAACTATGACTATCGCATGTCGTGCAGCGTAGACCCGCTGCATGAAGTAGCTATGTGGTCTTACACATCTACACAGTCACCAACAGGGCAGCCTGACAAGATCATCATTTATAATTATGTTCTGAATAAGTGGTCTTTGGCTGAGGTTGAGGCTGACTACCTTGCCCCAATGTTTTCGGCGGGTTACACCGTTGATGACCTTAGCAACCTGTCGCCAACAGTAGACGGCCTGAGCATACAATTAGACAGTCGATTTTTTAAGGGTGGGCAGTATTTCTTTGGTGGCGCTTATGGCGATACAATCTACACATTCAGTGGCACGCCGATGGATGCGATAATCGAGACAGGCGAAGCGCCTATGTCTATGGGCAGTCATTCGATTGTGGCTCGAACTTACCCATACCACGAAGACGGCGACGTCAGCGTTTCGATTGGGACGAGAAATACGCAGACCACTGCGGTAGCCTATTCGGCGGCGTCTGCCCCCAATGTATCTGGGTTCGCCCCACACAGGTCACAGGGCAGGTATCACAGGGCAAAACTGTATTTGAGTAACGGCTGGGAAAAGGTTATTGGCTTGGACGTCGAGGCTAGAAAGATTGGCAGACGATGACCATCGAGCAGCGCACCACAAACTTTCGCACGCTGAACCCGATTACGGCCACGACACGCGAAATTGCCGAGGTTTTAAACCGCACGATTAACGGTGGGTTGAACAGCGTCGGCTATGTAACCCTGCCCGCGAACACAACTCAGACAACAGTCAACGACCCGCGATACTCAACGTCTAGCCTAGTTTTCTTCACTGGCGTTGACCACGATCCTTGGCACCACAACCCTTATGTCGATAGCTCCAGCGTTGACGGAACTATGGTCATTAACTTTAGCAATCAGGGGCACGATGCACCATTCGCCTACTTTATTGTCGGCTAACGACCGACTGACTGATCAGTGGCGCAGATGCCAGAAATGGATCAGCGACGCGCTGGAGTATTCTGGCGGCACGCACTCTATGGACGACGTCTTCGGCGCAGTGGCTGTTGGGGATGCACAGTTACATCCACTGGAAAAGTCGTGTATTATAACTGAAGTCGTCGACTACCCCCGGATGACGGTCTGCCGCATTTGGCTTGCGGGCGGGGACTTAGACGAACTAATGGACGCAGAAAAATCCATTTCAATCTGGGCTAAAGGCATCGGGTGTGACGCAATGGAAATTAACGGTCGGATGGGCTGGAAGCGGCAGCTCAAGGATTACAAAGCCACGTCGGTGGTTCTAACAAAGGATTTGAGAGATGAGTAAAGGTGGTGGCGGAGATACACGGCAGATCACACAGACAACGGCAGCGCCGGAGTACGCGCAGCCATTTCTGGAATTTGGCTTGTCTGAGGCTAAAAACCTATACGGCACCCAGCCATCATATTACCCAAAGCAAACCACGGTAGGCTTTAGCCCTGAAAGCGAGATGGCTTTGCAGGCCACCCGCCAGAAGGCAATTAACGGCTCGCCATTTATCGGCGCAGTGCAGAACGCCGTGATGCAAAACCTGACCGGCACAAACCCGCTGTTAAACGCGGCTTTTCAGCCAGCGGTTCAGCAGGTTCAGGCTCAAGCCTCAAAGGCTGGTCGCTACGGCTCAGGATACCAGCAGGGCGCTCTCGGCGCTGCGCTGGCTCCTATCGCTTACCAAGCCCAGCAGGAGGCCATTGGTATGGCTCCAGCAGCGCGTGAGTTTGGCTTTGCTGACCTCAACACCCTTGCCGGTGTTGGCGGCGCTCGCGAGGCTCAGACGCAGGCCGAGTTGCAGGCTGACATTGACCGGTTTAACTTTGAGCAGAACCAGCCAATGACATCACTCGCCAACTATATGGGCATCGTCAAGGGCGGCACGGTTGGTGGCACAAGCACCCAGCCGGTATTCCGCAATCAGGCTGGCAACGCATTGTCCGGCGCACTTGGCGGTGCGGAGCTTGCAAAGCTAATCGGCCCCGGCATGAGCGGCGGAATGGGTGCCGGACTTGGTGCCTTGGCTGGGCTTTTAGTTTAGGGGGTAAGTTATGGCATCACCGGGAACACAGGCTTTTCTTAAAATGCTTCAGGGGCAGTCTCCACAGTCTGCACCAGTGCGCTACTCTAATGTGCGCCCATCATACCGCACTCCACCTTTCCCGGACGCCCCTTCGGGTGTAGTCCCTGCGGGTGCGCGTGTAAGCCCTCAGCCACCTCAAACGCAGTATCAGCAAAATTTAACCCCAATGGGCAAGCGCATTTTAGAGGGGCTGGCAGCCAAGCGTGAGGATCAGGCAGGTGCCGCGGCAACCCCCGGCGCAGGTCAGGTTGATCTCGATGGACAGCCAAAGGGCACTGACAGCTTTATGTCGCGGCTGATGACCCCGCAAAGCCAAGGCATGCTGGGCGCTGCCGCCGCTGGCTTTGAGGCTTCAGGCTACCAAGACCGCCCGGTGTCGCTTGGTCAGGTTCTGGGGCGTATGGGTACTGCTGGAACGAAGGCTTACACAGCCGCTGAGGATCGCATTGGGGCTGAGCAAAAAGCCCAACTAGAAAATCTTTTGACACAAGCTAAAATACAAACTGAGCTCGGCAAGGGTGATCAGGCCTTTAGCGGCTCCAGCTTAACAGCACAGGACAGCAACAACGTCTTGACGTTAGGCCAAAAGGTTGCTGACGGCACAGCCACAAAAACTGAAAGAGCGACATACAATATGTCTTGGCAGAGGTTATCACGGCCAAGCCCCGAAACCAGAACTGCACCAGACGGCACCGTGACAACGGTAACGGTTCCGGGTATGGATTTAACAGGGTTTCCTGTTCCAGAAGGGCTTAAGGCTGGCGAAAAAGTCATAGGGGAAAAAGCGCCTACCTTTAATAACGACGAAAAACTTGCCGGAGCCTTTACCAACAGGATGCTCGAAGCAACCGCAACTTTTGAAAATGTTACCGCCGGAGGTTATGACCCAGCTAACATGAGAGACTTTGCCGCAAACAACTTACCTCTTGCGCTCAGGGCTTCGGCGCTGTCAGGTAGCGGCCAACAATACCTTGCCGCGAAGCTGAACTTTATTACGGCGGTGCTTCGTAAGGAATCAGGAGCAGCCATATCTGACACGGAATTTAAAACCGAAGACTTAAAATACTTCCCGCAGCCGGGTGAAAGCGCGGCCACAATAGAGCAAAAAAGAATTGCAAGGAAAACAGCGGTTGAAAGTATGAAGGCTCAGTCCGGCGGGGCTTTTGACTACATGCAAAAAAAGATGAAACCGTCTGAAGTCGACCAACTGCCAAAGGGCTCGGTGTTTATGGAAAGAACTGGCGGCGTGTCTTATTACAAAACTCCTGATGGAAAAGTATTGGCGGTGGATTGATATGGGTATTCGTGAAGCAACTCAAGAAGAAATAGCGAAGCTCACCAGCAACGCCGCAAAAGAGGGGGCACCAGCAGTCGGCGGGTTTGACCCGATAGAATTTGCCACTGGCCTTGCTCGATCAATAGGTCAGGGCGTTACGTTTGGAACGGCTGACGAGGCTGAAGGATTTATCAGAAGCGTATTGGGCGACAAAACATACAAGCAGGCGCGGGATCAAGTTCGCAAAGAGCTTGAGCAATTTCGCACACAATACCCAAAGACAGCTTATGGCTCCGAAATAGGAGCGTCAGTAGCTATGCCATTAGGCGTGGCAAAACTTGCTGGCAAAGGCATCGTCAAGGGCGCGGAAATGCTCAATAAGCCGCTGGTCGATTTTGCGGCTCAAAAGGCTTCTCAGGCTGGACAGAAAATTGCTACGGCTGCACCAAAAACAACAAAGGTGGCTACCAGCCCTGTGGGCACCGCAACAGGTTTAGGCGCGGCCTACGGCGCTGGCGCGGCTCCAGAAGTGTCGGATGTGCCTGAATATGCCGCCACTTCAGCCATACTATCTGGCGGGGCTCAAAAAGTATTGCCACCAATAACAGAGGCAGCCAAGGACTTAATGAAACGCGGTGTGCCGCTGACAGTGGGGCAAAAGTTTGGCGGGGCAATGGGCGGCGTTGAGGAGCGCTTGTCTGGCCTGCCCATAGCTGACTTTTTGGTTGGGGGCGCGAGGCGGCGTGCTATTGATAAGTTTGGCACCGCGGCTTACAACGAGGCACTAGCACCTATTGGTGAAAGTTTGCCTATGAAATTGACAGGCCGACCCGCTTATATTGCGGCTGAAAAGAAAATTAGCGGGGCCTACACTAAAGTGCTTAGTGACGTGAGTATCCCCGCGCCAACTGCGCTGGTTGCGTCGGTTGGCGCTATGGCAGCAGACTTACCAGAAAAAGAGGCCAAGCAATTAGCGACCATTATTAAAAACGAAATTTCCGAAAGAGTTAAGGACGGCAACTTAACCGGCGAGGCGTTTAAAGATGCACAAAGCGCAATCAGGTCAAAAGCATATCTGTTTATGACCTCAAATGACGCGTACCAAAGGCAGTTAGGGGAGGCCCTGAGCGACGCGGCTGAGGAGTTAACTTCTAGCTTAGCCAGAGCCAATCCAAGCAAGGCGGGTGAGCTCGCCAACATCGACGCCACTTGGTCTCGCTTTAAACCAATGCAGCTTGCCGCAGGATCAAAGGGTATGGAGGGTGGTGTCACGCCAGCCAAGTTGCTCGAAAAGGTTTACAGTCAATCCCGACGAGCTCCGAGCGTGCTTGCTCGCGGCGAGGGGCGGATGCAAGGCCTAGCCGAAACCGGCAAGGAAGTCCTCGGAACAAAGGTTCCAGACACCGGAACGGCAGGCCGAAACATATTTGCCCTTGGCGCACTTGGGTATGGCCTTGACCCTGTCACAACAGCTTTAGCTGCCGGTGGCTTGGGCGCGGCATACTCTCGACCCGGACAATTTCTTGCGTCTGGGGCTATTGAGGCTGCAAGGCGTGCTGGTCGGTCTCCGGCTGCCGCTGGCTTGCTGTCGGCTGAGGCTGACAAAATCGTCGGGTATGAGCAAATCAAAGATAAAGCTGGTAACTTGGTCAACGTCGCCAAAACTGCTGGCGGCCAGTGGATACGACAGTAGCCAAAAGTATGCTATAAATAGGTTACGGCCTAACGGAGAGCAAAATGCCAAAGACTAAGATATCCGAATATGACAGCCTCGCGGCTCAGAATACCGACGTCGACGGCGTATCGTTAGCCGAAGGGGTAATGGTGCCGAGCGACTTGAACAATATGGGCCGCGAAATAATGGCCCACCTGAAGGACTTTTCGGACGGCACCAGCGGCGTCGACGTCCTCAAGCTGCAAGATGACACAGACACCAACTCAATCAAGATACAAGCGCCCGCGTCGGTCACTGCCAACACAGTCCTAACCCTGCCAGATGGCGCAGGCTCAGTTAACCAAGTATTGCAGACAGACGGCACTGGCACCCTGACTTGGGGCAGCGCGGTTAACTTCGGCAACTGGACTATCACGATGGACGCCAGCGACAAC